CAAACGTTACTGGAATACAAAGCAGTTATGCTAATTTACGTTATTCATGGCCACGGATCGTTTCTATGTGGACCGATCTACTTAACAGTCTCAAGAGAGCTTTCCCTGATGCAGAAAGCAGAAAGCCGTCGAGTGGCGAAGTATTTCATTATAGAGTAGGTTGACATTTGAACGCTTATAGGTTAATATACTATATCACTAACTCTTTAACCTACAATCATGATCCTTCTTGACCTATCACAAGTAATGATTTCGAACATTATGATGCAGGTTGGACAGCACACAGATGCTATTCAACCTGATCTTGTTCGTCATATGGTAATCAATACCATTCGTTCTCTTAAAGTAAAGTTTTCTGACTATGGCGAGCTTGTTATTGCTTGCGACGATAAGAAGTACTGGCGTCGTGATTACTTTGCTCCATATAAAGGCAATCGAAAAGCTGACCGAGAGAAGTCTAACATTGACTGGGCCGTGCTGTTCGACACTCTTAATCAAGTTAAAAACGAGCTGAAAGACAATTTTCCATACAGAGTTATACAAGTCGAGGGTGCCGAGGCAGATGATGTTATTGGCACTCTTGTAATGAAATTCGGTTCAGAACTAAATAATGAGGACAAGATCCTTATCTTGAGTGGTGATAAGGATTTTGTACAGCTGCAGCAGTGGGGTAATGTTACACAGTACGATCCTATTCGTAAGAAAGATATCACTTCTAACAATCCGGAAAAGTTTATTCATCATTTGATTCTTTCGGGTGACAGAGGGGACGGGATTCCGAATGTACTATCGCCCGACAACTGTATCATAGAAGGAATGCGACAGAAGCCTCTTCGCGAGACGAAGATTGAAGAGTTGTTGAATACTGAATGGGAAGATCTACCTAATGAAATTAGACGTAATTGGGACCGTAATCGAATGTTGATTGATCTTACTTTTATTCCTGAACGGATAAAAGACTCTATCCTTGCAGAGTATGAAGCGCAAGCCAACAAACCTCGTGATAAGATGTTTAACTATTTTATCCAGCATAAAATGAAGCTCCTCATGGAGTCTATTGGTGATTTTTAATGCGACTAGCCATATCACAAATTCTTAAAGCCTGTTCCGAATATCCAGTCAATCAGAGAGCACAATATCTTGCTCAGCACGACACATTAGCGCTTCGTGTTGTGCTACAGTATGCTCTTGATCCACGTGTAAAGTTTATTCTTCCACATGGCGTGCCACCCTTCAAACCAACAGAGCATCTTGACCAAGAAGGTAATCTTTACAGAGACTTTCGTAAGTTGAGTAATTTCATTGAAGGTGGTGGGTATCCTGACATGCATCACATCAAACGTGAGACGTTGTTCATTCAATTCCTTGAAGGACTGTTTCCCGAAGATGCAAAACTGATTTGTAGTGTCAAAGACAAAAAGCTCCCATACAAAGGGATTACAGTTAAGATTGTCAATCAAGCCTTTCCAGGACTAATTAAAGAAAAGGAGTAAGAGTAAAAGTGTCCAAAAAGCAAAAGAAATCTGGCCCTTCGTTGTATGAAGGTGAAGAGAACACTCGACATCAGTTTAGAGTTAAAAAGAAGATGCAGAATCAAAAGATGTTAAAGAATTTGGATAGAGCTCTTAGAGCTAAAGATTATAATAAATTAGCAACCATTGACGACTTTTAAGGAGCAATCATGTTTAGTTTTTTAAAGAATCTTTTTAAACCAAAAGATACAGACAAACCTCATCCTCTTGATGGTCCTGTACGTGCAGCAAACGAGAAAGCTGCTTTACCGAAGCCAGTTGAAGTACAGTTACCTACAGAAAATACAATTACGGTTACTGAGCCTGCAAAAGCAACAGTAACGGTGAGTATTCCAGAGGTCAAAGTAGAAGCTGTTGCACCTCAACCAGCACCTCTCAAGCCAGCAGAGAAGTGGCCATTTCCAACGAGCGCACCTGTTGAACCACCAGCCGTTCCTGTTGTTGAGTTCAAAGAAAAGAAACCTCGTAAGCCTCGTGCACCCAAGCAGTTGCATCCTATTCAGCAGGAAGCATCGAGAGCTGTCATTCGCAAATCAAAAAAGAAGTAATGCCAACATATACTTTTTTTAACGAAAAGACCAACGAAACGTTTGATAGGTTTATGTCAATCTCTGCTAAGGAACATTTCCTAGCAGAGAATGTCGATATCAAACAGGTCATCCAAGCTCCCTCATTCAACTACTCAGGTACTACGAGTAAACCGGATGCAGGGTTCCGTGATGTATTAAAAGAGATAAGGAGTAAGCACGACCAGCGCATTACGCGCAGTACTATAAACACGTTCTGACAAGGAGAATTACAATTGAACGTCAAACTTGCATATGCCAACGATAGTCAGTTCGTTCCTCATAAAAAGGAACGTAAGAGAAGAATCCCACAGACAAAAGATATGTTATCAATAAAACACATTGAACCAATGACGTGGGCACAGACAGATATGATGGAGGCTTATGCAAGGGGCGCTAATGTAGTAGCAACAGGTTCAGCAGGGACAGGTAAAAGCTATATTGCGTCTTATCTTGCATTGAACAGTCTTCTGCAGCGGCAAGTAGGTAAGATTGTTGTTGTACGTAGTGCTGTACCGACGAGAGATATGGGACATCTGCCTGGATCTCTACAAGAGAAGTCTGAAATATACACTATTCCATATAAACAGATATTTAATGATCTTTGTGAGAACGGTACTGCGTGGGACATATTGGTTAAAAAGAATATGGTTGAGTTCATTACAACGTCATATGTGCGAGGTATTACACTCGAGAATTGTGTAATTATAATTGATGAGTTTCAATCAATGACTTCTCATGAGTTGTATAGTGTTCTTACACGTACGGGCAAGGATTCAAGGATTATAGTATGTGGTGATACTAAGCAAACAGACCTAGATGGTCGTAGAGAAAAGAGTTCTTTTGAGTGGTTTATGGGTGTTGTGCAGAAAATGCCTGCATGGTTCCATCAAACTAATTTCCTCAAAGAGGACATTGTGAGATCTGACTTTGTTAAAGCCTTGATTATGGCAGTCGAGGAGTGAGGTATGTCAAGTGGTTCAATCATTTGCTGAACTAAAAAATAGAACGTTTACTCAATTGGCTCGGACAAAGTTCTTTGATCTTTCCGAGCCAATTATTTTACCAGATCTCAATACAGAGTATGTAAATGGTAAACGTTTCTATGTAACGCCTGATAAAAACAAATATCCTTCTGTAACAACTGTTCTTTCCACTATGAACAAAGACATTATCGAACAGTGGCGACTACGCGTTGGTATTGAAGAAGCGCAAAAAATAACAACACAGGCATCTGGACGTGGTACTTCTGTACATAGTATTGCAGAAAGATATCTTCTCAACGAGAAGGACTATTCAAGAGGTGAGATGCCTGCCAATCTAGCATCATTTAAGCATATACAGAAGTACCTAGATGATTGGTGTGATAAAGTATACGCTAATGAGATTGCACTATATTCAGATGAATTAAAGACTGCAGGTCGTTGTGATCTTATTGCTCGTATACATGGTATCCGTACTGTATGTGACTTCAAGACAGCAAAGAAAGCTAAGCCGAGAGAATGGATATTAAACTACTTCTATCAATGCACTACATATGCTATAATGTTGTATGAGCGAACAGGGTTGTGGTGTCCTCAGATCTGTATATTAATTGCAACCGATGAAGACGGCCTCCAATTCTTTATTGATCATACAGTTAATTATGTTAAACCTGTAAAGGAATTCTTTAATAACTATCACGCAAACGTTTAGGAGCTATCATGCAGTTTGTATTGATAACAAGTACAGGTGACAGGCTTTACTTTTATATCGAAGAATGTGCAGAAATATACAAATCAATACATGGCGGTGAAATTTATAACGTTGATGTAAAGACGGGTAAAATTATTTGGAAAGATGTGAACGCCATACTAAAATACGGTTGACTTTTAAAAAATGTACAAATGTGTGATATCAGGTGGATGTGGTTATGCATATGGTTTTGGTCTCAATGATAGATCAAAACGCTATGCTCAGCTTATTGCCAATCATCTAAATGCTGTGTTGATCGACCGATCCATAACTAATGCAGGTAATGAACTCATCGCTTCGTCTTTAGTTGTTGGTATCAACGAAGCACTCAAGACATATAAAAGTAATGAGATCGTTGTTCTTGTCGGTTGGACAACCATTGAGAGATATGAATACTATAACATGGAGTATGGTAGAATAACATCCAGTGTTAAAGACGAATTCAGACTGGTCGGAAATGAAGCTAACTC